GGGGTCTCGAATATATTGGACAACCCGCACGAGAGCGCACGCCAGATTTGAGCAATTAACCTCTCCGGCAATCTTGAGCACGTCGGCAAGGGAGCGGGTTTTCCCGATATTGATAATATGGAAAAACTCTTCGTCGATCCCGCGAACAACGACAGACCAAAAGCTCTTGCGCGTATTGAGGCAGGCGCAGAGCCGATGCTGGCCATCCAACAGCTTGCCGGAGCTTCCAACGATGATCGGCTCGCCATTGAGCTTAAAGCGATCATTGAGCAGATCAGATTCGATCTTGGTCAGATTCGTTTTGGAAATGCTGCGTTGATGCTGCACGTTCGAGCCGAGTAGATCCTGCGCCGTTTCCGGCGTGATAAATTCAACAGCTGCTTTGACTGACGGATGTGGATTAGTTTTCATTGCTGGTTGTCGTTGATGATTTCGTTCGGGAGATTGGAAAGGAAGCGGGCCGCATCCTCGCGCTCGTGCTCCGGCACAGAACGCAGCCATGCGATCATGATGGACCGAGCCTGCCGCTTCCATGCGGCCAGATTGAAGCCTTCGCTTTTGCGACGTTGCGGTTGAAGAATGGAGTTCGTTGTCAGCTTCCCTTCGCTGGCTTTAGCCACTGCAATCCGCTCCTGAAATTCGGGCTCAGGAATATCCGCCAGCTTTTGAGCGATATGACTCTGCTGCTTGGTGATCCCAATATCCTCTAACCGGGGATTCTTTGTGGCTGGTTCTGCGCGAATACCATCTACCCTCCCGCCTGCTCCATATTGGAATCCGGTCGCCTTTGGCATCGTTTTTAGAAAGGCCCCCATCTGCCGTTCGGCGAGCAGACGAACCTCAGTGGCCCGGTTCACGGTTTCAATGCTGGCATTGGTGCGTTCGAGATATACGCGGGCGGCTTCGGCAATGTCGGCAACCTGTTTTGCCTCCATCGCGGTTTTGCATTCAGCAAGAGCCAACTGGGCTTTGCTGAGGGTAGCTAGCGCTTGGTCGTTCATGGGCATGAATCGACCCTAATTCTAATCCGTTAGGTTATGCAAGGGAAAAATTGGGCTTGCATTCCAGTCCGTTAGCTTTCTAGGTATTCCCAATGAACAAGACAGCGGAGAAAGTTTTAATCAAAAAGGTGATGTCGATTCTCGGATCGCGCACGTCTCCTGCTAAGACTGCTGCTGTTAGAAAGAATGGTGCGCTGGGTGGAAGACCGCGATTGAAGAAGTCTTCCTGAGGATAATACCCTCAGCCTTTCCCTTACGCAATGAACCCCATAGGCAGCGGGCCAGGGATCGGCTAAGCTCACGGAGTATTAGCTAATCCCTCAGAACATAGCCCCGTGTAGTCAAGTCAGGGCGCCCGAATCTGGACGGCCAGATATGAGCGCAGCCAGACGAATAGGGCCCGCCGCTAATCGTCCCATACTAAGCTACCGCCAAACGAATTCTTGGTATTAATGGGTGGTCGTGAACAACACGACCAAACCAAAACAGGCCAGCGAAAGGGCATATCTTTCGCTCCGCGAGGCAGCGCAGGAAATTTGCGCAACGCGTCGCTTCATTGAAAAAAGAATCAAAGACGGTGAAATCACTGTTTTTCGCCCAAGCCGGCGTCTGGTGCGCGTTTCGCGCATCGAGCTGAACCGCTGGATAGAGAGTTACAGCCACGGACGCAAACAGGCGCAGGGGCAGGGAGGGGGAACCGCATGACCGCCAGTCCCACCACCCTGCCGCCGCCTGTCGCTATACTGCGCCACACTCTGTTGCTGCTCGTGGGTTTTCTGTTGGGTGGATCTGCCCTTTGTAAAGCTAAGATTTTTTCCACCTTAACTCACGAGTGAAAATCGGGGCGAATTTCTTGTTAAGTCCAAAAAATGGCTTGCTTAACAAGCCCAAAAACACGCATAACAATCGTCTAATGCAGAGGAGTGCAGAGCCGAAGGTGCTAAGACATTCTCTGTTAGTTCTGGGTCTTTTCTGTTCTGTCTGACAAAGGCATTAAATAGAGATATGTCCCTGAGCGGAGCGAAGGGAGCCCCCGCGGCGAGCGTGGTCGGCGGTCAGAAAACCGTCTCAGCCGTAGCTTGGCTCTCCGTCCCTGTCGGACGTCGTAAACCCAAGCCTTGACAACCCCTCCCTCCCGTTCCTTTTCTCCTCCCCATGAACTCCACCTCCACCGGGGACAAGACCCTGGACACCATCCTGAACCCCAAGAAGTAGCTTGGCCTTCTTCGACTCAGACCTCAATGAGTCCAACTTCGGCCCCTCCAAGCCCAAAAACAAGGGCTTCCGTGGCTACCGCACCGACTCCTTCTTCAAGGAACCGACCGAACCCAACATGCAGATCAACCTGAAGAACTACTCCGTAAGCTCCCCCGCCTTCCCCCGCGGCCCCAAGTATTTCGGCCCGGACGGCGCCCCCCAGCCCGAGCAGCAATCAGGGCTCTAGATGGCCTACTCCGAACTCATCGCCACCGAGATCATCACCAGGGTTTCCAACGGGGAGACCCTGCGGGCCATCTGCCGCTCCCATGACGAGTTTCCCGATGAAAGCACCGTGCGCCAGTGGTACTCGGAAAATGTCAAAGGTTTCGCCCCGCGCTACGCACGCGCGAGAGAGGCGCAAGCCGAGGCTTGGTCAGACGAGATTATTGAAGTTGCGGACGCTGAATTGAAGGAGGGGGCGAACCGCGACGAGGTGAACCGGGCGAGGCTGCGGGTGGACACGAGGAAATGGCTGATGGCCAAGTTGCACCCCCGCAGCTACGGGGAGAAGATCGAACAGCAGATCACGGGCAAGGGTGGGGAGCCGTTGGTGATCAGTTGGAAGGCAACGCCCTAGGTGCATGTCGAGATTCCCTACTCCCCCCGAAGGCCCTTCCTTCCCTTTCACGGACGGGACAAGCGCTGGTCGGTTCTGGTTGTCCATCGACGCGGAGGGAAGACTGTCGCTGGTATCAACGAGCTTATCCGGGGAGCCCTCACCTGCACCAAGGCCAGTCCAAGGTTCGCTTACCTCGCGCCCTACCGCCAGCAGGCCAAGCTGGTTGCATGGGACTACCTGAAGCAGTTCACCCAACCCATCCCCGGGATCTCCATCAGTGAAAGCGAACTGCACGTTAAACTCCCCCGTGATGGCCGTGTCACCCTATACGGTGCTGACAACTACGATGCTCTGCGTGGCATTTATCTTGACGGTGCTGTTGTTGATGAACCTGCCGACATGGCTCCAGAAGTCTGGACTGACCTTTTGCGTCCAGCTCTTAGCGATAGGCTCGGCTGGTGTGTATGGATTGGTACGCCTAAAGGTCGCAACGCCTTCTTCCGCCTCTACGACAAAGCGGTAAGCGACCCGGAGTTTTTCACCATGATCCTGCCGGCCTCCCAAAGCAGGATATTGCCCCAATCCGAACTGGACTCCGCCCTCAAAGCCATGGGACCGGAGAGCTACAAGCGGGAGTTCGAGTGTTCCTTTGACGCGGCCATCCCCGGGTCCATCTACGGTGATTTGATCGCCAACCTGAGGGCAGCCAGCCAAGTGCAGGACTTCGCCCCCAATCCCGACCTGCCCTGGCTCACCGCTTGGGACTTGGGCTCCTCGGACTACACCTGCATCTGGCTCCTGCAACTGGAGGGCAGGCACATCAACGTGGTGGACTACTATTCGGCGGCAGGACAGGGACCGGGCCACTACGCCGAACGGATGAGGGTTTGGCAGGAGAAGCACCACATGCGGATCAGGAACCACTACCTGCCCCACGACGCCGACCACGAGGTCCGTGGAGGGTCGTGGAAGAAAGACCTCCTCGACGCCGGCCTGACCAACCTCACGATTGTCCCGGTCACGCCGGATGTTTGGCTGGGGATCAATGAGCTACGTTCAATCCTCCCCCGGTTTTACATCCACAAGGGGAATTGCTCGGTGGCCTTCGGGGATGAGCGCAAACCCATTCCCTCGGGTCTCGATTGCCTGGAGTTCTACCACCGTCGGGAGGAGAGCGAATCCGGGGTGATCTACGAGAAACCCTTGCACGACGAGTATTCCCACGGCTGCGACGCCCTGAGGACCTTCTCCGAGGCGCACCGGCTGGGGATGATCGAGGGGACCAGCTTCACCGCAAGGGAGTCCCGGCACACCCCCGTTAAAGTCTTGCGCGGCCCCGGTCCCGACTCGTATTCCGTCAGGAAGAAGCTCAACAAGGTCCTTCGCTAATGGCCGCAACCTCCAACACGGATTCCACCACGATCAATGACCGGCAGGCCGTAGGCAGGCAGCCGGACAACTCCACGCCGACAGGTGGAACAACTCCAACTTCAGGCGGTGGTGGGGGAACACCCTCAGGAGCAGCGGGTGGTTCATTAGCCGGGACATACCCCAATCCCACGCTGTCCCTGACAGGCATCGGGGCGGGGACCTACGGGCGGCTCACCGTAACAACCGAGGGCCGGGCGACAGCCGGCTTCAACGACGTGATCAACGTCAGGAACTACGGGGCGAAGGGGGATGGGACGACGGACGACACCACG